GAAATAGAAGTTTATAAAGAAGCGTTAGAAAAACTTGCAAGACTTGGTAATGGTGATAACTATGGGAACAGCATTGGCAATGACATTGCTATTGAGGCACTAAGAAAGGCACAAGAGAAATAATGGAATTTGACCCACACGACAGCATCAATTTTATTTACACTACTGCTCCTGAATACGCCAAAGCAAAAGGACAATTGGCTCAGTTAGAAGCCTACAAATCAAGCCTTAAATCCATAATGATGAAAAAGTCTAACGAAAATTCAGTTACGGCACAAGAGCGTGAAGCCTATGCAAGCCAAGAGTACCAAGACCTGTGCGTAGCCATTGGAACGGCAACGGAACAGGCAGAAGCATTAAAGTGGAAGATTACAGCCGCTACCATGCGTTTTGATGCGTGGCGTACCGAACAAGCAAGTAACCGCAACCTAGAAAAGATGACACGATGAAATTAGCTGAAGAACTTTTAATCCTTAAAACACTTATCAAAATGTACGAAACAGCAATGGCAAAAGGTGATCCTGTCATTATGTTGCAGATTAGCGTTGATATTGCTGAATCCGCTGAAAAGCTGGAACAACATACCTGCGACCACGCAAATGGCCACTAAGCATGAGAAAGAAATTTACAGGCGAACCGCTGAACTGGGATGCTCATTATGTAGGCATCAAGGCAATGAGGGAACGCCAGCAGAATTGCATCACATTAGAAGAACTGGTAAAAGAAGTAATGCCCCTGTTATCCCGTTATGCCCCTACCATCACCGAGGCTCAAATACCAGTATTCACGGCATGGGTCGAAAACGCTTTGAAAGGGAGTATTCTGTCACGGAAGAAGAATTACTGGTACAAACCGAGGAACTCCTAAATGTTGGTGCTTAACCTGCCATTACCGCCATCGGTAAACCATTACTGGGGTACACACGGCCACCGCAGGTATGTCAGTAAAGCTGGCGTACAGTTTAAAGAGCAGGTACAAGATTATGTGATTGAGTACAAAGTGCCAAAGCTGGGTGCGGCAAGAATTGAAATGCAAGTTACGCTATACCCTAAAGACAGACGCAAACAAGATATTGACAATAGAATCAAAGCATTATGGGATGCACTAGCTGACGCTGGTGTATTTGACAATGACGAACAAATTGACATCTTGATGGTTCAGCGTGGTGAAATAAAAAAAGGCGGTGGATGCCTTGTAATGATTGATATTCTTGATAAAATCGAGGAAAATGATCCCATAACTTAAGGATTTATATGGAAAATTGTGCTTTATTTGCCGCAACGATGCTTCATTCAGCTACGAATACGCATTTTTTCCATTGGTCTACTGACAGTTATGCCAAACACCAAGCACTTGCTGAATACTATGACGAAATTGTTGAGTTAACCGACAGTTTTGTTGAATCCTACATGGGTAAATACAGCAAAATTACCAAATTCCCATCTGTATATCACCAGCCAAAAGACCCAATTCAGTATTTAAAGTCGCTACAAGGCTTTGTTGGTGATGCCCGTAAAGATTTGCCCCAAGATTCTGAATTGCAAAATATCATTGATGAGATTGCAGATTTAATCAATACTACAACCTACAAACTTATTAACCTTAAGTAAAGACACATCATGCCATTAGATAAATCAGGTACAGAAGCATCGGTCGGCAAGAACATGAAGGCCGAAATGAAAGCTGGTAAGCCTAAAAAACAGGCACTTGCTATTGCCCTTAATGTTGAGCGTGATAACGCCAAAGGTGACCGCAAAGCTACCCTTGAAGAAGCCTATGGCCGTTATTTGGGCAAACGGGATGCTGAAGAATGAAACCAATGAGCCGCAAGTACAAGCCTGAAGATGCAATGCTACGCCCACACAAGCAATCTACGCTTGAAAAGCAACAAGCTGACCGCATTGCCCGTAGAAAGATGATTGCCAATAAACTTAAAGACTTGGATAAAGAAGTCCTGTAATTGGAAATTAGCACCCTTTGGATTGAACGACTGTTAAAAAAACCATTTCACAAGCACAGCCTGTGGGGTGATAAGAAGTTCTACGATCCGCAACTACATCCAATCACGCAAGAACTGGAAAGCAACTTCCCAGCTATACAAGCTGAAATCAAGGAATTGCTCAAGCGGTACGATGAGTTTGCTAACTTTCAAAGCATCAGCCCCGATCAGACTTACATAAGTAACGATAACCGCTGGAGAATGTTTTTTTTCAAAGCCGCAGGTGTGAACTTTGGCAAAAACAAGCAATACTGCCCAGTAGCCATGTCAATTGTTGATAAGCACAAAGATGTCATTTCAGCTTATATATCGGTACTTGGCCCACGCAAACTGCTAAACCCACACGAAGGCCCTTGGAGTGGAATTTTGCGGATGCACTTAGGGGTGGTAGTACCTGAACACAAAATGTGCTCATTACACAATGGTGGTGAGGTGTACTTTTGGGAAGAAGGCAAGTGCGTTCTGTTTGACGATACTTACACCCACATGGCACTAAATGACACAGACAGCATAAGAGCCGTACTGTTCTTAGACATCATGCGACCACTACCCCAGCCTTGGAAATTCATTAACTGGGCAATACTCAGACTATCAATACTGTTCCCGTATATATGGATTCCTTACTTTCGTCACAAGAAATGGGAGAAGGCGTTTTACAAACAACAGGTTAGCTGATAAACTTAATGTATCTTAATCAACCACTTGGTTAAATATGAAAATTCAAGAAGTTGCTGTAGATAAGCTAATACCTTATGCAAAAAACAGCAGAACGCATAGCCCTGAACAGGTGGCTCAAATTGCCGCAAGCATTAAAGAATTTGGCTTTCGCAACCCAATCCTTGTTGACGGGGTAGGCATTATTGCTGGGCATGGCAGATTAATGGCTGCTCAAAAGTTAGGTTTAGACCAAGTACCCACTATTGATTGCTCTGATATGACTGAAAGCCAAAAGAAGGCTTACATCATTGCTGATAATCGTTTGGCATTAAACGCAGGGTGGGATGTTGCAATGCTAAATATTGAATTGCAAGAACTTGAAGATGAAGGCTTTGACATATCAATTACAGGCTTTGATACAACAGAATTAGACGCATTGTTAAATCCAACTGTAGAAACAGAGGGTTTAACCGATGAAGATGCTGTGCCTGATGTGCCAGCAGAGCCAAAAACTAAGGTTGGTGACATATATATCCTTGGAAATCATAGGCTTATGTGCGGTGACAGCACAATGTTGCATGATGTTGAAAAGCTAATGGTTGGTACATATCCTGATTTGATCCATACAGACCCACCATACGGCATGAACGCTGTAAGTAAATCATCGGTATTAAAGGCAAACTATGGCACAGACATTATGGGTGACGATAACCCTGATGTGGCTAAAGACGCATTTAACCTAATTTATGGCTTATATCCTGATGCCAAACAAATATGGTGGGGTGCAAACTATTACTGTTCCGTATTGCCTGACAGCGAATGTTGGCTTGTTTGGGATAAAAACAATGGGCAATCAGACCAAACCGATTGTGAGTTGGCATGGGCTAACTTTAGAAGCGTTGTGCGTCAATTTACCCAAGCATCAGAAAAGACCAATAGAGTACACCCAACACAAAAGCCTGTTTCTTTGATGGAATGGATTATTAAACGATTTAATTTATCTTCCAAGACCATTGCTGACTTCTTTGGAGGTTCGGGATCAACCCTTATTGCGGCTGAAAAGAATGGATTGCAAGCGTTTATTATGGAATTTGACCCAAAATTCTGTGATGTAATCGTTCAGCGTTGGGAAGAATTTACTGGCAAAAAAGCTGTTTTATCGGAGTTATAAAAATGGCAGAAAAAGGCAGACCTCCACACAAACCCACAAAAGAGAGCCAAGAACAGGTTAAACGCCTGTCAGCGTTAGGTTGCCCCCATGAGGACATTGCCACACGCCTAAAGATTAGTGCTGATACGCTGGTCAAGTATTACAAAGATGAACTTGACGAAGGGCGTATTGATGCCAATGCCGCTATTGCTGGTACTTTGTTTAGCCAGGCCAAAAAAGGTAATACTGCGGCCGCAATTTTTTGGTTAAAAACAAGAGCTGGATGGCGGGAGGTGCAGAGAGTTGAGCACGGAGTTGAGGACACATTGCGGGCATTGTTGAGAGACATTGCTGACAAAAATACGGGGCTTCCGCATGATAACCCCTGAATGCCTGGCAGATCCGTTGTGGCGCTTAAATAATCTCTATTACATTAAAGACAAGGCTGGCAATAGAACGCTGTTTAAGCTCAACTGGGCACAATCAGCCCTGTACTTCGGCATGTGGTATCTGAACATAATTCTCAAGGCGCGACAGCTTGGGATAACAACATTTATTCAAATTTTTATGTTGGATCGTTGCTTGTTTAACACCAATATCAATGCTGGTGTAATAGCGCACAATAGGGAGGATGCGCAAAAGTTTTTTAAGGATAAAATTAAATTCGCTTATGATAATTTGCCGGAATTGTTGCAACGCGCCATATCAGCAACCAACGATTCAGCGGGCGAGCTGTCATTTTCAAATGGGTCTAGTATTCGCGTTGGCACATCGTTGCGCTCTGGAACATATCAATATTTACACATTTCAGAACTTGGTAAATTGTGTGCAAAATTTCCAGATAGGGCGCAGGAGGTTGTTACCGGGGCGCTCAATACAGTGACATCCGGGCAATTCATTTTCATCGAGAGTACGGCAGAGGGCGCATATGGCCACTTCTTTGACCTCTGCAAAATCGCTGAGGAAAACCAGCTTTCTGGTACAGAGCTGACAAAAATGGATTATAAATTCTGGTTTTTCCCTTGGTGGAAGCACACGGATTATTTCTTGGACGCTAATGTGTTGGCCACCCCAGCACAGGACAAATATTTTTTAGACCTGGCGCACAAGGGTATTACTCTGAGCGATGGACAAAAGGCCTGGTACATAAAAAAAGAAAACGAGCAGCGCACAAAAATGAAACAGGAATACCCATCAACGTCACTAGAGGCGTTTGAGCAGGTGTCAGAATATGCAGTGTATGGCGAGCAAATCGGCCAGGTTATTGCTGAGAATCACTTGTGTGAACTGCCTGTAAACCCTAATAGGCAGGTTGATTTGTTTTTCGATCTTGGTAAGAGCACAAAGACCGAGACAACCTGTGTCTGGTTTATGCAACACAATGATCCGTGGCACGATTTCATTGACTACTATCAGGCGTCTCTGCAAGTTGTCGGCGCTTATGTGCGCGATATTGAGACAATCGCAAAAGAGAGAAAATTTTCTCTCGGCAGGTGGTTTTTACCCCACGAAGGAGATAGTCATAAAGATTACGATATAGAGACGTTTAAGACTCGGCTGATAAAAGCAGGAGTTGAAGAGGGGAAAATAGTTATCGTGCCTATGGTGTCTGATTTGCGCATTGGTATTGACATGCTAAAAGAAAAATTTCCCAGTTGCCGCTTTGACAAAGAGCGCACCCAAAAAGGCTGGTTGGCAGTGTGTTCTTATCGTTACGAATGGGACGAAAAGCGCTCGATGATGGGAGCGCCAATACACAATTGGGCATCACACCCCAGCGATGCGCTGAGACAGTTTGGTCAGGGCTATTATCCGGTGGTTTCTGTTGGCTGGAAACCGTTAAAACACACCGATAGAATCGGGGTTGTGTAGTGAAATCAGAAGCAGAGCGGTTAACTCTTTTAAAAAACCTGTTGGGCGACACAACCAAATATGCCAACAACAAATTTGAATCTAACAACAATGCGTTACTGGATTCCTACAATCAACAGCCATACGGAACCGAGGAGGAGGGGCGTAGTCAGGTGGTTTCGTCAGACCACTACGACATGGTGGAAAGCGATATGCCATCGTTGGCAAGAATATTTCTAGGAGCCAACAAGGTATTGGAGTTTAAGGCGTTTGGGGCACATGATGCGGAAGAGGCCAGGCAAAAAACAGAATACGCTGACTACTTAATTCGTCAGCAGAGAAATTCGTTCAAAATTTTATGCGATTTTATAAAAGAGCCTGGATTTGCCAAATGCTCTGCGATTAAGTTTTTTTGCGAGGAAAAAGAGCAATCAGAGTATGTTTATTATAAAGGCTTATCAGAAGACGAAACTACGCTGGTGTTATCGGATTTAGAGGCCGGTGACAACGTCTCTCAGGTCGCCATAGACTCGAAGTCAGAACAAGGAGCTGGCATTTATGATATTAAATTTCGTGTAACCAGAGCGGTTAAGCGGATTGCTCTGGTAGGTGTGCCCGCTAATTCGTTGATTATCACCAGGGGCGCGACAGATAAAGAGCTTGCCCCGTTGGTCGGTGATGAATGTATCAAGCGCAAATATGAATTAATTCAGGATGGGTTTGATGCGGCGCTTGTGCGGTCGCTTATGCCAACCCAATCAGGACACAGAGATTTATCCAGGAGGTTTGCAGAGCAAGGCGGGTGGGACAGCAAGTCAGGGTATCACTGGCACTTTGATGAGGTGGTTGTTCAAAATCTCTACGCGCTGATGGACAGTGACGAAGATGGCATTCCCGAACGCCGGTACATCATGAAATGCGGCGAAAAGATCATTAAAGATGAGCCTTATGGTATTGTGCCATATGCTATTTGTTCCCAAGTACCCATACCGCATGCGTTGATCGGAAAGTCCAGGGGCGAACAGGCTGCTAGATATCAAAAAGAAAAGACCGCACTCAAGCGCGGCATTCTGGACAACATCTATTCGGTAAATCGCACCGGCTTTGCTGTTGATGGTAGTAGCGGGAGAATGGGCGGGTCGGCAGTGGATATTGACGAGCTGCTTACCGAACGTATCAAACGAGTTGTGCGCACAGACGGCAATCCTTACGAAAAGATTATGCCCCTGACAATGGATTATATCGGCGATCGAGCTTTGCAGGTTGTGCAATATGTCGATCAAGAGAAAGCTGGTTCGCTTGGTGCGCAGTTGAACAATCAGGGCTTGGCATCTGATAAATTTTACAAAGAAACTGCAACGCGCTTTGAGGGGGTTGCAGAGGCTGGGCAGGCAAAGATAGAACTGGTTGCGAGGGTATACGCAGAAACCGGATGGCGGGACTTATATGAGGGAGTGATATGGACGGCTCAGCACTATCAAGACAGCGAAACCGAAATCATGGTATTGGGCAAGCCGCTTATTGTCGATCCCAGGAAGTGGAAATATGAACATTACGCTCAATCTTGTGTTGGGTTGGGGAGCGGTGATTCTGCGGATGCTATTGAAAGCTTGAGCTCTATGTTTCAAACGCAGATGCACTTGAAGCAAGTCGGCAGTACGCTTGTTGATGACGCTAAGATATATACGACTATGAGCGACATTATTAGAGCGTTAGGTAAGCCCGATGTATCGCGTTACTTCAACGACCCAGCTATACCGGAAGCCATGCTTATGCCGATGCTAGAACAAATGGCCGCCAAGGTGGAGGCCCTGCAGCAGCAAGCCCAACAAAACCCGCTGGCAGAAGCCGAGCTTGTTAGAGCACAAGCACGGATGGTAGAGGTTCAGGGCAAAGAGACAAATTCCATGCGGCAATTTATGTTAAAAATGGCGCAACAAGACGAGCAATTTAGAGCAAAAATGAGTCTTGAACTTGCAAAGCTTGAAAAAAGCGGCGATGAATTTATCAAATCTCTAGCGCGGGATCTAACGGATCTGGAGTTAGAGTACAAAAAGAACGTGCCGGGGTCGTATGTATGACAGAGGAAGAGCGGCTAAAGCAGGCCATCGCAGAGGGGAAAGACGCAGACCAATGGCTTAATCACCCAGCATTCAAACATGTGCTTACCCTTCTGCGGGCGGAGTATTTTATTCTGTTTGAAAAAACCAAGTTCGACCAAAAGGAAATCCGTGATGAAATTTGGCGTAAAATGCAGGCATTAACCGCAATTGTGAACGACATGGAGCGAATCATTAATGACGGCACGCGAGCGGAGGTCTCTTTAGGTGAAAGAATTAAAAACAAAATTAGGACCATAATGTAACGTAATCGGAACAACCCAAGAGGATTCCAAATGCACGCGGTACAAAATGAACAACAAAGCGCAGACTCGAACTCTGATGAAACCATTGGAGCAATTGGAGCAATCGAAGCTGCCGAACAGGAGCCGGTAAAAACGGCAGATATGGATATCAGCCAAGCTGATGCAGATGAGGAGACCGCAGCCGGACTTGAAGAAGTTGCCTATGAAATAGGCGACATCCAAGCAACCGCGACTGAGATTAAATCATGGCAAGAGGCATATGAAACAAAGCAATCGAAGGATAAAGACTACACCCAGAAAACCCAAAAACTTGCAGAAGACCGCAAAGCAGCAGAAGGACTTCGTGAAAAACTGGAGCAAGAACAAGAGTTCTTCAGTTCTATCGGTGAGGAAATAGATGAGCTGTTGTTAGGCGACCTTAAAGATGTGGATCTTGCGGAACTGATCGAGCGCGATCCGGCGCAGTACGAACGTACCAAGCAGAAGATCGAGCACCGCAAACAGTGGAAGCAGGCATATCAAGCAAAACTGGAAGCCAGGTTAAACACGGTTGTAGCAGAAGCACAGCAAGTGTTGTTCGCAGATTTGGGCTGGGTTGGAAATAATGAAAAATACCAGGCGGATACAAAGTCAATTTTAAAATATGTTGCCGAATCAAAGATCAGCAATAAGTCATTTGCCAAGATCAATGATCCTAAAATTATGGCAGCATTATTAGATGCGGCGAAGTACCGCGAATTACAGGCTAAGAAACCCACAACGACCAAGCTTATTAAAAAGGCTCCGACTATTGCCAAGCCAAGCACGGCAGTAAGTCAGGCCCCCAAAAGTCTGGCGGAGCGGATGTTTCCCAACATGAAATAAAATGAGGTGTCACAATGGCTACTATAGGAACATTAAAAACTCTATTTGATTGGGCGAAAGCGACAGCGCCGGAAGGCTCTGTCTCAGCAGTTGCCGAATTGCTGAGTCAAAAAAACCAAATCATTGATCAAATGATGTTTAAACCCGGGAACCTGCCAACAGGTGATCGTCAAACAATTCGCACAGGCCTTCCAACTGTGTACTGGCGCATGATGAACGCCGGTGTCCCTGAGTCTAAAGCAACTTCTGCGCAGATTACTGAGCAGTGCGCACAAGCCACAGCACGGTCCCAAATAGACGCATCGATTGCCCGTCTAAACAACAATACAGCGGAGTATCGCCTAAATGAAGCTTCGGCTTTTATTGAGGCGATGGGCCAGGAAGTGGCGGCTACGATGTTTTACGGCTCTGCGGCCAACCCGGAGGAGTTTGTGGGTCTGGCCAATCGCTATACAGCAACCACAGACGGCAACGGAGAAAATATTTTGCTTGCTGGCGGTTCTGGCTCGGACAATACATCAGTGTGGTTATTGGGTCTTGGTGATAACTCGATTTATGGGCTTTTCCCCAAGGGATCAACTGCCGGGCTCAACCACGAAGATCTCGGGTTGGGTGATGCATTTGACGCATCAAACGATCGCTTCCGCGCCTATATGGATTATTACGAGTGGAACGTTGGTCTGATGGTTAAAGACTGGCGGTATGGCGTGAGAATCGCGAATATCGACATATCCGAATTGGCAGGATTAAGCGGTGCTCAAGAAGTAGCTGATTCAACGTTTTTGCCGAAACTGATGGCACGCGCTATTGATCGACTGCCAGACATTCAAAGCGTGAAGCCAATATTTTGCATGAATCGTACCGCCGCATCTTTGCTGCGTGTTGCGGCCATGGAAAAGTCAACCTCTGCGGTAACCATCGAAGAGGGGTTGAATCAATTCGGCCAAAACATTCATCAATTGAAATTCCTCGGTATTCCGGTCGCTATAAACGACGCTATCACCAATGCCGAAACACTTGTGGCTTAATAGGAGACAGACATGTTTATTGATGCAGAAGCTTTATTTTCAAACGCCCAGGCAGTTACCGCTGATGCCGTGGGAACCAATGTTATCAACCTGTCTGTTGCACGCGCAATCAGTAATGGCGAACCCATGGCTGTTGTGTTCGTGGTGGATGTTGCCGCAGATCAAACAACTGGGGATGAGGATTACACCTTTGACGTTGAGTTCGCCACCAACGCAGCACAAACTACCGGGCGTCAGTTAGTCGGGCGCAGAGTGTTTGAGTCTGGTACACCAACAGCCCCGGCGCAGAATGCCGATTTGTTGGTTGCCGGGTTCCAATTCTCAATCCCAATCCCCAATGTTTCGGATGACGAGGATGAGCAATATCTTGGTATTCGCTACGACGTAACAGGCACCACGCCAACCATTACGTGTACGGCGTATCTATCACCCATTAGCATGATCCAGGATCCACAGGTTGCGTATGCTAACGGTTACACTATTGTTTAACGGGGGTATCTTATGAAAGTATGTGCGAAATTCGCAGCCAATAAGTTCGGCTTTTATGGCGGCAAACGTCGCTATGATAAAGACGAATTTGTCTTGGAATCTGCCGCCCACTTTTCTGATAGATGGATGGAGCGGTGTGAACCGGGGGAAAAGACAGGAACCGGGAGAAAAGCAGGCAAAAGTGGCGGCGGGTTGTTTTTAAAACCAGAAACATTATGTGAAGGAGAAGGGGCTGAATAAGCCCCTTATACCATGACGGCAATCACGAATTACGCAAGTCTCAAACAGACTTTACTGGACTATAGTAAGCGGCAGGATGCCTTGGATATGCTGGATCTGTTCATTGATTTGTGCGAGGCGGATATTGCCCCAGTGTTGCGGGTGCCTGAGATGGACACCTCTGCCTCTGGCGCTACCAGCACAACCGTTCGTTATGCCAGTCTGCCAACCAGAATGGCAGAGATGCGTCAGGTATTAATTACTGTTGACGATGTGCAGTTGGAAATGGATGCCTCTAACATAAATGATATGCGGATTTGTGAATCAGCAGGAGTGCCGACCGAATATGTTATTACCAGTCGTTTTGAGTTTAATAGGGTATCTGATCAGGCGTACACATTAACGTATCAATTTTACCAAAACCCGGTGCCGTTGGACAACACCAACTCTACACACACAGTATTGACTACGTATCCAATGCTTTATTTATCAGGATGCCTGAGGCATTTGTTCCATTGGGCCAAAAATACAGAGGATGCTCAATACTGGGGTGGAGTTTTTGCCTCAGAATTGGCTCGAGCCAATTGGGGTGCAAGCCGCAAACGGCATCCGTCTGGGCTAACAATGCGCAGTCATGGAGGAATGGTTGTTTGAGTGCTGCCCCTTATGACTTCCCTCTTGCGATAGGTGGGCACAAGGCCAAGCAAGCCAGCCCAGCAGACCTGAGGAACATCTATCCATCACGGTCAGAAGCCAATGGGCGCGTAATCTGGAACAGCTTTCCAGGTCTTAAACTGCGCACCACCGGCAGCGGGGTTGATCGTGGAGATCATACAACGTCGGCAGGAGTACGATATGTGCTTAACGGCATTACTTTATACAAAGAGGGGGCTACCGGCACACGCACCAGCATGGGAACCATTCTCGGCAATGACCGGGCGATATTTGCCGATGACGGCTCTACAGTTGGTATTGTGGCAAATAATACGCTATATCGCTGTAACGGCACGGCAGTATTCACTGTAACGCAATCTGTAATCACCAATCCATCTGCAATTGATTTTATCAACAATCAATGGATTTTATCCGGGGATAACCAGCAATTTGCAGTGTCTGATGTCGGTGATATTACAACATGGGATGCGCTAAATTTTGCAACAGAAGACAGTCGTGGCGACGCGCTGCTGCGTCCATATGTGTTTAATCAGTTGGTTTACATGATCGGCACGCGCTCTATTGTGCCATGGTTTAACACTGGTGTTGGCAACCCGCCATTTGATCGCCAGGACACAGGACTGATTAACACGGGAGCTGCTGGCAAATACGCAGTAACCAATTCAGATGAATATTTGTATCTATTGAGTGATGATCGCAAATTTTATCGTGTTATTGGTGGATCGCGGCAGGAAATTCAAACAACGGGCATAGCACACATTGTCAGCAAGTATGATGTCATTGATGACTGTGTAGCATCGTCTTTTGTGTGGGATGGGCAAACGTTTGTATTATTTAGGTTTCCGTCTGAAGGTGATGCGCTGTTGTATTCAGAAACAGCCAATTTATGGATGACATTGTCTAGCGGAGTGGATGCACTGGCAAGACGATCGTGGTTCGGCAGTGCGGTTAGTTTTGCGCATGGCAAATGTTTAACAACCGATTACCGCAATGGCAACACTTATGAGCTGGACGCAGAGACTTATACCGACAACGGGGAAACGCGCCTACGCTTGATTGTTGGCAACCCAATCACTAGCGATGTGTTTGGCGTGCCAGGGCGCAGCGTTACGGTGGGGCGGCTAACGCTCACCATGGCAGTAGGTGTCGGCTTGGAGTCAGGGCAAGGATCAAATCCTGTGGTGATGTGTGAGTGGTCTTCTGACGGCGGGCATAATTATCATGATAAAATACCGGTATCAATCGGGGCAATGGGTGGGTTTACTGAGCGCGTTAATTTCGATCAATTTATTACCGGCAGAGAGCTGGTGCCGAGGATCAGTATTTCTGATCCGGTGAGTTTTACGCTGTACACTGGATCATCTGTCGAAGTGTTTGACGGTGGTTATTGATGTTGCGCATTGACAATATTAACGAGCGCACTATGGACGAGATTGCTTTTGCCGCCAATCTCAAGGCTGTGTATCGGCCTGTCAAACACCTGTTTGATATTTGTAGACAACTTGCGCTGGTTGCGAATAACGCGCAGGTTGTAAGCGGTACGTGGTCAGGCGCGGTGACCTCGGGTGCCGCTCCTGGCATTGTGTGGTCTGGAATGCCATCAGGCAAGGCCACATGGCTGCACTCATCGGCAACGCTGACCGGAGATGCAAATCTGTTTGTCTCAGTGTACGGTGTTAATCGGGCGCGGCTTTACACCGCCGTTCAGGTGGCGGGCGCGGCGGCCAATACAGCTCTTGGTGTTGATTACAGCGCAGACGACACAACATGGAATGAGCTGATAACGCTGACGATCGGCAATACAACCGGAATTAAGGATAGCGGCTGGCAAACGATTGGCGGCATTACCGGCGAACTGCACTTTAGACTATTCGGAGAAAGCGGCAATGGGGCAGCGTCTCCACGCTTTTCACCAGTCACTTTATTGCTTGGTTGATGGAGATTTATTAAATGGCTGGTTTTGGTGAGACTTTCAATCAAGTTAGCGACCCACTGGATTTGTTCGGGGGGCAGGCATCACGAACAGCGTCTAAATTGCAGCTCGATTTAGGAAAGCTGGGGCTTCAGATCCAACAAGAGTTTTTCAACCAGTTGCGTGCGGATACGGAACCGGTTAGAGCGACCCGTAATGCCGCTATTGGGGCCATACAAGGGTTAGACCGGGGCGGGACGTTACCAACGGACCCGGTTCTTGGGTATCAAATTGGCCAAGCGCAAGATAAGATTCGCGCTGGGGCTGCGGCTAGGGGTAAATTCAATTCCGGCGGGCGCTATATGGCAGAACAAGACACTGTGGCTGGCCTGACATCGCAAGACCTAAGCGCCAATATGAACCGCCTTTTGAACCTGGCTGGATTTGAGACTTCAGATCTAATCAACTCGAACCAATTATTGCAGCAGAATGTCAATCAGCAGGCGACACAGATGGGAAACTTAGGTGCTATAGAGGCGTCAGGGATTATGGGGCAACAAAATGCGTTTAGTAACATGCTTGGGAACGCGGCGGGGTTTGCTGGGATGTATGCCTCCAGTAATAGAAAACCCCAGCCCGAAACCCAGTTTGATTATGGAGCGCCCGCTTATAACGCCAATACCTATGCGGGGTATGTCTAATGGGGTTCCTAAGTGGTATAAAAAAGATGCTGCCTGGCGGGGAAGCGGAATCTGCCGCTGGTAAACAAGTAGATCAATCCAAGAAGGCGCTGGCACTTCAACGCCAGATGTTCAATGCCATACGTGACGACGCCGCGCCCTTGAGGGCGTTGCGCGATACGACCCTTCCGCAGTTATTAGCTACACAGGGAATTGGCAGAGATGTTGACCGATCGCGGTTTATGGTTTCTCCGGAATACCGGCAGACTTACGGCGCGGCGTCCTCCGTGGCCGACAATTTACCAGGCACCGCCCCGCCTGGGTTGAGAAATGCGCTGCTTGATCGAGCTGGAAACATTGCTTTAGGGGAGTACGAGAACTTCTACAATCGGCTGGCTAATATTGGCGGTTTTAGCTCTAAAGGGATAGGCCTTACTAATAACCAGCTGCAGGGTAATATCGATGCACAGACGGGCCTGTTGAACGACGCTGGGGCCGCAGCAGCTTCCGGCATCATGGGTGCCGCACAAGCCAGAGGGAGTGCAGCGGGAGCTGGTGCCTCCCTGCTGGGCGCGTTCATGTCGGATGCTCGAGTCAAGGAACACATTCATGTTCTCGGCAGCGATCAATACGGGCGCATTGTTCGGTTTAATTATTGCGGGGACAGCGTGCAATACATTGGCCGCATTGCACAAGATTTGCTTGAAACCGATCCAGCAAACGTTATTAAAAGCGATTTAGGCTTGTTGATGGTGACTGAAAAACATAAACCCATGAGGCTTTCGTAATGCCAATCCAGTTGCCCGCCCTAATGGTGCAAGACCCGAACATATTCGGACGATTCGCGCAGGGTCAGCAGGTCGCCAATCAGAACCGCATGCTGGATCTGAATGCGCAGAATCAGGAATTCCAGCAAAACCGAGCGACTGCCGACGATCAGTTTCAGCGTGAGCAATTCACCGCCCAGCAGAAGCAGATTATGCAGCAGGCCGAGGGCACATTTTACGGACGTGTAGGCGAGATGCTGGCTACCACCACTGATCCCGCACAGCGTCAAGAGATATGGCGAAACGCCCGTATTGTGGGTGAGCGGATAGGCATACCCGATATTCAGGAGATGGATGACCTCGACGTTACCGACGACAGAAACGTTCAGGGAATTATGGCGCAGGCGGAGGCTTATGGATACGGAAGGCCACAAGGTGCTAGCTCAAAAGCATTCGCCCCGGTTCCAATGGCCGATGAAAGTGGAAATTTTATTGGCTATGGCATGCCTGTTTTCGATCCAGCAACCGGACAATCTTCACTTCAGCCAGTTCAGGCTCCAGTCGGTAGCGGATTTATCAATCCAGCAACGCTGGCAGGGCAAAAATCCTTTTCCTCCGAATCAGGAAAACTCACCGCGCAGGCTGGACAAAAGCCGACTGTAGAGGCTGATGTTATGCGGGCGAAAACAGGCGCAAAACTTGATGTAGAGCTGCAAAAGGCCCCCCAGGTGGCAGCCGCAATAAAACAGGCAGAGGCGCAGGCCGCAGCGTTTGTTAATGAGGGCCAGACGCAGAAAAAAGATGCTGCTGCTTACAGTGTTTATCTGGCCGGGATGACCGGATTAATTGCCGGCCTTGGAGGCACAGAAACCGGCCCAATTGCTGGCCGGCTCCCCGCCGTTACCACCAGTCAACAAATTGCCGAAGGCTCTGTTGCAGCAATGGCACCTATACTTAAATCCATGTTTCGGGTTGCCGGTGAGGGCACGTTTACCGATAAAGACCAGGAACTGCTGATAGATATACTGCCGACTAGAAAGGATACGCCGGATACGATTGCATCAAAAATTTCTAACATCGACGCTATAATCCGCGCCAAGTTAGGCCAAACCAATAACCAGCCACGCGGAAATCAGCCCAAAACCAGCGCAGGTAGCGCAGGTAACAAAAGTCTAGATGACGAAATCCGGCGGCTGGAAGAGAAAGTTGGGCTTTAATCTGCGGCTGGTAGCAACCGAAAAGCAAAACCGTGCTCTAATTCCCTGTTTGAACTCACTAAGGGGGATGTTACAAATGCTCTATTGGGGTTATTTTAATGGCCGTTGATGTTGAAAGAGCTGACAACCTAGATCGTCTTTATGCTCTATGCAAACAAAAGGGGGATAAAGAGGGTCAGCTAAAAGTATTGCGGGCAATGGATGCTATGCAGGACCAAGTAATGGGTGCACAGCCACAATCCACGATTGCAGACAGTGCTGTTGATGTTGCGGGCAATGTGCTGGCTGGCGGTGTGCGCGGCGCGGGCTCTATAGGAGCAACGGCAAACCCGGCATCCGTGGGCCTAATGGCCCGGTCACAACAGTCCAGCGCCCGCAGAGAGAGAGAGCTGGCCCAGCTGCGGCAGGCCTCAAGCCAAAAAGGCGCTCCGTTCGTGCGCGACCTGCCAGAAATTGGATCCGCTCCAGAGCTGAATGAGTTCAGCCTTAAATCGGGGCTTGCCTCTGCCGGCGCTATGTTTACCTACGGCGACGAGGAGGTCGGCAGCATTCTGACGGAGCAGCTGGGGGCAAAAATAGGCCAAGACGCAGAAGGCAACTATTTTGCCTCTCTGCCATCCGGTAATTACGCGATCAACAAACCTGGGTTCAGCGGTCAGGATGTCGCGAAATTAATTAGCTCCATTGGTGCGTTTACTCCCGCCGGCAAGGCTGCATCGATTACAGGAATGGCCGCCGGCGGCGCAATAACACAGGCAGGCATAGAGGCCGGGCAATCTGCCCTAGGTGGCGAGGTTAATCCTGATGATGTTGTCGTAGCCCTGGCTGCCCCTGTTGTGCTTGGAGGTGCTACAAACCTTGCAAAACTGGCAATATCGCCATTGAAATCACGGGCACCGGCAGTGACCCAGTATTTTGATGATCTTGCTAATCAAGCCGACAATGCACCACCAGCCGGCGTTTCGCAGCAAGCTGATGAATTGTCGCTCCAACCCATTGAGGCCACGCGGTCAAGAACTCCGTTTGGCAATCTGAGGCAGGCTGACATCAGAAAGGCCGTCCAGGAGGGTACAGTGGAGTCCGCAGGCTGGCGGATAGATTCCAATACTGGCAGGGTCCTTCCCGACAAGGTTGGCCGTGATCTGTTAGATATGGGCGTCAGCGACAAAGTGGTATCGGCGCCCAACGCCATGACCCGCGCCGACAAGATCGCCGGGAAAAGGATGTTAAAGAAGGCGGAAAACATTATTCGCGGCGTCAAGGGGTCTGAAACCGATTTGCCCCAGAGCGTAATTGGCGAGAGTGCCATGAGGCGTTTTGAGACCATAAAAAAAGCGCAAATTGACGCCAGCAAACGCATTGGTGACGCTGTAAATTCTCCGGAGATAAAAGGCAGGGCCGTCAATATACAGGATGTCGTCGACGATTTTACTGATGATTTGGGTCAACTTGGCGCAAAGGTTGGCGATACCGGCAAGTTGGATTTCTCACAGTCCCTTATCCAGCGCAGCAACACAACCCCATTAAAAGACGTTTATTCCCGCCTCAGGACTAGTTATGACGATGCTGCCGATTTGCACGACTTTAAGCGGTACATCTCCAAGTTGATCGATTACGACAAAAAGCCAGGCGTTGTCAGGGTGCTAGACGATGATGCCGAGGCCGCACTTAAGGCCGTGCGATCAAAAGTCAACGATAAGCTGCGAGGGATGTCTGATCGGTACGCACGGGCCAATGATGAGTTCTCGGAGGCCGCACAGACATTAGTTCCTTTTGCAAAAGAGATGGGGCGGCGTTTTGACCCGGCATCGGATCGAGTTGAGTCGTTTGTTGGCCAGGAGCTAAGAAAAACGATTACCAATTACGGCAAATCTGAAGATTTAATTATCGCTCTGGACAACCTGGACAAAACTGCCCGGCGTTTTGGTGGCGATTACGCTGACGATATCATGACTCAAATTATGTTTAACAGTGAGCTGGAGCGCACGCTAGGTTCCTTCAAGCCGGGATCGTTTCAGGGGCGCATTGAGGGGGCCATAACCGCCGTCAGAGGTGGCGGCGAGGGTGGGGCAACGGAGCGGTTGGCCAAGGCTGGCTTTAATGCTGCCAAGGATCGTTTGATCGTCAAGCAGCCCAGCAAGGAAAAGTTGGAGCTAATCAAAAAGCTGGATGAATTGCTTAGCCGCTGAAGTGTCTTCGCCTCATGATCAGGTTTTTTTGGCCTAAATGAGCCTGATGATTGTCTTCTGTAATCAGAAAATGAAGAACAATGGCTGTTCCAATAACGGAAAGCGGCATTGCGGTTGTATCTGCAAAATTATGGAAAAAAAACCAAGAAGGCATGCATAGCGGTATTGAAAAAATAAGGTAGGTTTTGGCTTTTATCCACCAGAATTTCATTAATTAACCAATCCAGATCTTTAATTGAGGGCTTATTATGCCAGCATACGCTAAATTTGAAAACTGGCCAGGCAACTTAAACAACGCTAATGGCGACCCGTATGCCAGCGGCACATTAACCTTTGTTGTAGCGGGTACGTCAACACCGGCGGCGGTTTATTCTGATGACGCAGGAACCGCTTTATCAAACGGCGTTACTGTTGGGGTGGTCAACCTGAATATTAGAGGTGTTCCGAAAACATCCGGCGGGACAAATTGTGAAATATACGGAAATACCTCTGTTGTTTATGATATGACGCTGAAAGACTCAACCGGCGCAGTGGTCAGTCAATATGATAGTCTGCGTCCAATATCAGCCCCTGAAGAGCCGCTATTGGCGGATACGGGTTCGGCGAATTCATACGTTATCAACCCAACGCCACCGCTAACTAGTTATGGATCAGGGAACAGATATTCATTTATTGCTGCAAATACCAATACCGGTGCATCTGTTATCCAGGTCAGCGGATTAGGAAATATTGATCTTGTTTATCGTGATGGGTCGCCGCTCGATGCGGGCGCTATTGTTGCCGGACAGCACATGGAAGTGGTGTGCGACGGCACAGATATGTTTTTATTGAGCCCGGTTTTACAGCCAAGCATCAAAGCGTATGTGGACGCATCAATTCCAACGGGCACCACTATTCTGTGGGATGCGAGCGCCACACCTCCAACGGGTTATTTGGAAAAAGATGGTTCGGCCATATCGCGCACAACCTATGCCGCACTGTTTGCGCTGTACGGTATAAAATACGGTGCTGGCGACGGCAGCACAACGTTCAATCTGCCGGATCATCGGGGCAGGTTTTATCGGATCTGGGATCATGCCGCTGGTGTTGATCCAGATGCAGCGGCCCGTACTGATCGTGGAGATGGCACAACTGGCGATAACCTGGGCACCAAGCAGGACCACGTCTTTGCTGCGCATACTCACACCTACGGCAACATCATAAGCAACGTTACAGCTACCGCATCAACCCAGGTTATTAGCACCGGAAGCGGTACAAATACCGGGTTAACCGGAGGCAACGAAACCAGACCGGTTAACATATACATCATGGCCTGTGTTAAATATTAATCATTTGGAGGTGGTATGAAAATCTACCAGCATCATCCTGTTACGAAAGAGCTCATTGGTCACAGAACGGCCCATGTCGATCCATTATCATCCAAAGAGGCTGGAGAGCCCGTCTACCTAGTGCCCGCACACTCAACAACGATATCGCCGCCAGATATAGCGCTCAAAGAAGCCGCTATTTTTAACATCAACACACAGTCATGGGATGTGGTGGCAGATTATCGCAATGACACATGGTACAACACAAACACAAAACTCCCTTTTGAGATTAAAGATCTTGGTCAGCCTCCATCATGGTTGACGCCAATCCAACCCCAAGCATATGACGAATGGGTTGGTGGTGCCTGGATGCACGACCCTGGTTTGGCCCTGAAGAGCGTGAAGAAAAATAAAACCGACCAACTAGCAATTATAGCAGACAACAAAATTGCATCTGAATTTACCAGTGCGGCGCTAGGCGATAGCTTTATTTATCGCAACGCGATGGCAGACCAGATAAATCTAATCGGCGTCGTAATGGCAGGGATTGATGTGGTGTTGGCGTGTCGAAATAGTGGAGGTATTTGGGCGTTACGGCCACATACTGCAAAGCAGGCTCAGCAGGTGCTGCTTGACTGCGTCGCTCGCAGCCAAAGTATAGAAATTATCAAACGGGCGCTACAGGATGTAATTGATGCAACTGATGATGTGGAGGATGCGCTTGACATAGAGATAAAAATCGACGTTTGATTAGGATTGCGGCGCGTGTAGTTTTATATTCAGCACGCGCAAGCATTGGCAGGGCACCGGCAGTCGTAGCACCAGCCTGGCGGCGTGCCGGCTTTGATCAAAAACAACTCCCAGACCGCAAGGTCTATCTCAATATCTCCAGCCTCGGCCATCTGCCAGATACGCGCCTTGCGATGTACCAGTGCAGCGGCCTGAGCTTGCGTTAACCCAGCATCGCGCCGGGCCTGCCTGATCTGCTGCGGGGCGGGGGCTACTGCACCCATTGCCCAGCCCACTCTGTATAATCCGCACACTCTCCCAGATTTTTAAATCCGGCCAGCTTTTTACCGTCTGACCAAAAATGCCGGGTTGCCAGGGCCAGAGTAAACAACATAGACTGATCACCGCGCAGTGACTCCAGCCGCCCCACGAACGTATCGGGCAGCGCGATATCCCATTTTTCCAGCTCGCCGCCATAGTTGTTTCCGGAGGAGTCAATCAGGCTAAACAGCATGGAGTCCAGAGCGCTGGTGACGCTCACAGAGTCCGGCGTTTTAAACTCCGTCATCTGAGCGCCGCCGTTGAGTATGTCGCAACAGAAAAGCAGCTCGTTTGCCGTCAGGTTTAGCGGGCGCGTTGGCATGCACTGCTGGATGCACAGGTTTACGGCTGATGACAACGTTAAATTAATGTCGTCGCCGTGACTGCCCGCGATTATTGCTAGCAGCTCCAGCGAGCTGTCGGCCAGGTGGATTGATAGTTTTTTAGATGTCATAAATCCTCGCTTATTAGTTATGTTGTTAAAAATCAGCAGCCCAGGTATGCAGAGATTGCAAATTTGCCAGCTGCCAATCTGATACCCGCTCGCTGCGGCCATCTCGCCAGACTATGCGGTTAAACCGTTCCGCAACCTCGATCAGCCGGAAGTCAGCGCCCTGTTTTTGTGCGTCCAGTTCAGTTGGATTGTAGGTGCCCATCGGCTGAGCGCTCTGGGTTTTTATTAGCCTAATGTTCATTTTTTAACCCCGACGCGTGAATGATTTTGATGTCGTGCTGGGATACTCGGATATACCTCATTTGACTGCGCCGGTAGTACCTGCCGTTTTTGTATGCGCAGTTAACGATCTTGCCGGCGAATATCGCTTTAAATTCTGTGCCCGCAAAGTTGGGGTTCATTTTTTAATCCTCACTGGTTTGTTTGGGCGTCCTTGCCCGTGGTGGTTATTCGTCGTTATTCGCCGACATATAACGGCGAAATTAGTCTTTCATACTCAGCTTTTGCTGCACTCCACGCTTTTTCTTGCAGAGCGTCTAGTACAGACGCGTCGTAATCACAAAACCTCTTAAGTTTTGCTGATTCGTCCGCATCATAGCCGTACTTTGACGCTGTCGTAATATCGTAACCTGAATAAGCTTTAATGCGGTTTGTGCGCTCTTCCGGCTGATAAGCAACTGTAAACGACTCTGTTTCCCCGTTTTGATTTGTCACCCGGACTTCAAACTGATAAGTCCAGTCGCCGAGCCCAAACTCTCCTTCTTCGCCGCTGCAACCGCCAAGGGCGGTCAGGGAACGAACGTTCCCGTACCACTGTGCGTCGAACTCCTCTTCACTGACAATTAAAAATTTGATATTCATCTTTGATTCTCCTCGCGGCCTCGTTTCCGGGCGCTTTTGGGTTTGGGGATATAGAGCGTTTATTGACTCTATGCATGTAGTATACGCAATAATTGCGCAATTGCAAGACTTATTTTGATTTAAATCGTAAATATTTCGCGAATTTCTATCCCAACTTTATGCCCACTTTCGGGAATCACTATGCATTGCTATACCCTAGTAAAACTTTAACGCATTGATTTGCATACATATTAGGCCACAGTTACAACTCTGTAATCCGCCTATTCGGGGTGTAATACCCATTCGTCCGGCTTTTTGTTAGTCATTTTATTTATCCCCCTGCACTGCGCGGAACATATCGTTCGATCCATCAATATACGAGTCTGACATCACCTTGCGCATAGCGGCACGCATATCCTCTAACACTTTCGGCATTGTGTAATGCCTCAGCGATGATCCGCTGGCCCTGAGCACAGAATCTAGCGCCGCGTCTATTCGTTGTTCTGCTGTCATTTTATTTTCCTCAACTCAAACATCTTTTGTCTGCAAATAAAGCTCAATAACTGCCATCACCGCAGCTCTGTCCCGCTCAGACAAGAGCAGATATTTGCCGTAGCAGATATAAAACTGTCCGAGCGAAATGCGTTCAATTTCCAGTTTCATTTTTATTCGTTCTCCGGCATGGTTTTAAAATAGCAGATCGTTGTCCGGGCGGCGTCTATTGTCATGCAAGCTTCGGCGTGCATCCACCCCAGGGCTTCAGGTCTTACGGTTTCGGTCGTTTCCGGGCGTCACGCTCACGAAGCCCCGTTTGAGCATGTGAATCTCCATATCCTTACGCTCAAGAACCAGCCTCACCAGCGTTGCCGGTGGCGTGCCAAGCGGGCCATGTTGTTCCATCATGCAATCTGACAAATCTAATGCGTTCACCACGTCTTCAAGCATGTTTTCTAGCTCTTCCTTCGTCCAGCAGCTCATTCCTGCCCCTCAATTCATCAATTAAACCGTCAAATCTCTGTCCGGTGTGCGTGCACACCGTCCATGCGGCTTGAAATTCGCTCGGGTTCATGCGCCGCACATATTCATAGCGGTCATGGCCTGTGCGTAGACTCTCTAGCTGCCCGATTATCTCCACTGCGCTCTGATGGGCCTGGCCATCGACCGAGTCGATATACTGTTGTTGGAGTGGTGTATATGTGGTCATTTTATTAATCCTCCATTGCCCGTTCGACAAAGCTGGATACCGTCCTGCGGCGTTTGCGGGCTGCCAGCTCCAGATGATCTTTGGTGGCGCAATATTCTTGCTTATCTGCCTCTGTAAATTTCAGCAGCTCCTGGGTTAAAATTGTGTTCTCGGCCTCAAGCTGCACAATAACGCTTTCCGCAAGGGCCAGATCTTCGCGTACTGTGGCGTAGTATGGCGCTCGTTGCATTGCTACTAGCGTGTTCAAAATTAGCGCATGTGCGCTTTTTGTTTTGCTCATTTAATTAATCCCCAAAATGGTTGTCACCCCAACACAGCCGCCACCAAGCACGACACCTGCAAGAGTCCATGCCACCGGGTTAGGGTGGCGCATGTGGTGCAGATCATCGAGCAGGCCCAGAAATAAAACCGCGTAGGTGATAGCTAACAGAAGGATTGTGTTAGTCATTTAGCTTGCTCCCTGCTCCCTGCACTCTGTAACCAGGGCACCCGCTGTCGTAATTAAACCCGGAGCAGCCTTCATCCGTATGCGCACATGGATTTCCACAGTGTGAGCTACACGGCACGACCCTATGCCCACTAGCTAGTTCCGCTTGTAGATATACCCGCGCCTCTTCAGGGCTCATCATGGTGCCGTCATCGTGCTGAAAAATATCGTACCCCTGAGGGAATTTGTTACTACTCAAAAATCCCTTAATGTTTAGGCAGGTGTGTCTTTTTGTCCAGGTGGTTTCCATATTTTCCCCCGTCGGGTGGCGTCACTACGGCGCAAATCTGCCAATATAAATATCGGTTTTTTTAGTATCGATCATGTCGCGCAGCGTCTCTTTAAAATCCTGTGCTATCTGCTCAACGGCAGTATCGGCCTGCTGGATTTTCAGGCACAACAGCGGGGCTGTCTCACCTGTGATCAGGCTCAGGCGCAGGATAAACGTGTGCTCTGACAGCGCCTCATAGGGGAGACAACTGAAGGAGATGAACGGGGGCAGTTCGGCGTCTGCCCCTTTAGCGTCGATGCTCTCCAGTGCCGTGCGACTGCTGCCGAAATTCCCCTCCAGTCTGGTCTGCTCGGCTTTTGCGGTGACCGTCAACCGCCGTATAGCGGCGATCATTGGTTTTATCTCCTCCGGCGCATCGTATTGCAGGCAATCCCGCCATTCCTCGAGCCATTCGGCCAGCTCGCGCTGGGTGAGCCGTGCAGAGTTTATCTTCAACAGTGCCCGGTATGGTGCCGACTGCTGGAGGGTGAGGGCCGCCCGGTGGTCGCAATGCCCCGGCATGTCCTGTGTGCCTTGGTTTATGATGCTGATCGCTGTCATATTCTCGGCGTCGATGTAACAGGCGTCGGCATCCCATACGCTGGTGTATTCGGCGAAATCGGTGAGTGACGTGGTGGAGAACTGGCCGCGATAGCGGTTCCTGGTAGACTGGTAGGGCTCCAGACTGTGTATGGCAAAATCCTTTGGCAATATGGCGATAGGACAGTCTGTTTCTGTCAACCTCTGCGTGAGTGCCGCAGCCAGGGCGGTGGTCTGAATTTGCTCTATGGCGCTCTTGTCCATCGGTTAGCTCCTGTTTGATTCGGCGATGTCGCCGGTTTTAGTAAACATCTGTTCCTGGTTTTCCGGGAACAGGGTTAATCTGCCACCGGTGCCGACGTGCATTGGCGTTTCGGTGGTATTTTCCTCGCTGACCTTGCCCTTAGATGTGGGCCTGGTGAATGTCAACTTGTGCCGCACCGCCACTTGATAGCTGCTGCCGATCCGTTTGAGTTTGAGCGTGATATTGATCGCGCCCTCTTTATCGTGATCGATCACGCTGCCGGCAACGTCGGATAGAGCGCGTGCAAGCTTTTGTTCAAACGCGCCTCCGTCCAGGTCGCTGAAAAATTCGGTTACGTCGGTTGTCATGATTATCTCCTGTCAGTTGTTGATTGTCGGTGGTCGCCTTCATGCTCGCCCAGTGGTTTCATGGTTTTAGTTCCTCAGCGCTGGCTTCTGATTTTTGCTGCTCGATCAAGTGCCGGAGCTTTGGAGCCTCGCCTTTCGACAGCTCCTCCCACTGCGGCAGGTTGTCGATGGCCTCGAAATCGGCTAGCGTGTTGGCCATGCTGATTAGTTTTTCTATTTCGGCGCATGGTTTGGAAGCTGCCCGTTCCTCCTCGGGTTTTGGCTTGTTGTCCAGCTTGTTGTCATCAGTGTCATCATCACCAGTAATTACAATAAAATCACCATCAAGCGCAGCCTGCTTGCCGTCAGATACCGCGTCATCTATTTGTATCGCGCTTTGAAACTCAATCGACATAGGGAGATAGTTAGCCATGCGCCGGATTAGTGTTTTCCGAACCATTTGCTCATAGTCCGTCACCCACGGGCCGGAGCCAGACGCCTTGGATCGAGCGCGAATCTTGTTAACATCGGCGATAGACATCCATTCAAGATGATGCCCGCCATCTTTAAATTTAGCGACGCCATAGACAAGGCGGGGCTGGCCGCGATCACTGTCCAACTGCGGCTTGTGACGCAAATTTGAATCAATACCCAGCACTAAATCAAATTCGTCATTCTCATAAACAATATGAGTTTCGATGCTGCTTACCTCGCCGGAGCGGCGAGCCAGGGAAATCAAACCCTTGTAGCCAGGGATAAACTGGGCTTCCGTTGTGTTGGTTTTGTTGTTTCTGTACGGCACAAGGTACGCCTGACCCAGAACACCAACTTCCAGGCCCAACTGCGAAGCCTGAATGATTGCCCCAAATACGGAAACTTGCGTGCATTTTTGCAATGCCGGGTTTTTTGAAAACTCAGTACACGCTAGCCGAATCATTCGATCCGGGCTGATGTGGCTGGGCAGCGCCGCAGCCATTTGTCTTTTTTGTTTCTCCAAAAATACCCGAAACATCGCGACGGGATTTTGTTCTTTATCAGTTGTTGCATCTCTTAGTTCTTGCGCACTCATAATAATACCCTCAATTGTTTGTTTAATTATTTAATTCTAAAAACTCGTGATTCAGAAACGGTTTTGAATTGCTCGAACAGTTCCGGTTGTGCGGCCTTGAAAGCCGACTGATCAAATCTGTTAGATGATTGCTGCTTCCATGTTGCCAGTGTTGCGCCCCGCAGAGTCAGGTTTGCGGCGTCTTTCATGTACATTTGTATTTTTTCCTTGTGCTGTTCGAGCAGTTTTTCTAGGGGTTTTATTTGCTCGTTGAGCGACTTCATGGCCAGCCATGACGTTTCTATTTCATCGTTAACTTCGACGCTTGTGCCCGCGTCTTTGGTACCGTACAGCCTCGTCACGTCTCTGACTGTTGTTATATCTGGGGGGTTCAGTGTTTGTATCCGTTCCCAGAATTCCAGCTCCTTTTTTCGGATGCTGGTAATTATTTCGTCGTCGCGCTCTACGCGATAAACCCGGAAATCGTCGCCACCTATCAGCACGCCCATTACACACAGATTGCGACCTGTGACCATCAGGCCGTGCATAATCTGGGCGGTGTAATGGACGGGTACTTCATCGGTTTGCTGTTCGCCCCACTCCTTAGCCTTAAACGGAGACACGGTTTTTATCTCAATGTTTTCTGTTGCGGTTTCTGCATCAATTTCTGCTGCCAAAAAACCGTACTCCGGATCTATGTAACGGTTCCCACGCGCCATAATGTTCAAGCCTTCTTCCTCGGCCAGCAGGTCAATAATGTACGGCTCCATGCGAGTTCCGCGCCGGAACAGCTTTTCTTTTTCTGGCGTGACAGTCTCGCGCCCAACTGTTTTATCCAGATAAACATCAAGCCGCGTTTTCCATGGGCTGATACCCAGTATTCCCGCCACATCAGAGCCGCCGATGTATTTATTCCGATCCATGTTTTTGTTGATTGCCTCACTCATTTGTGTCGTCTCCGAAAATTCCGTTATCTGCAAACAGGTCATTTGTCTTTAAATGATCCAAATATTGATCAACCTGCCGTTCCAAGCGCTTGCTTAATTGCAGCGCCACGAGGCTTTTTGTTTTAAAAAAATCCTTCTGTGCGGCCCGCATTGCTCGCACCAGATCGATAAACCCGCTACCTGCCCACATGGGTATAACCTCCGGACAGTGGTTTAAATTGATCCTCATAGTCCATCCGGGACACGATCAAAAACAGCGTGATGATCAGCAGCAGACGTATCGTGTTAGCGTTCATGGGGCACCTCCTGTGGCGCGATGCAGATCAGGGTATACCTACCCCTGCCGTCAGGCCGAATCATCCAATCTGACGGGCTGGGCTTCGCCTCGCGGGCGAATTTGGCTTCGTAGTCGCTCATAAATCCAACTCCTCTCTGGCTAATTTTTCCGCGTAACGCATTACCGCTTTTTTAAATAATTTTCCGACCGTGGCGTCATTGTGCCAGTGGGTGGACATCAGCAGCCAGAATTCCCGGTCAGTGCCGCACTCCAGCGCTTCCAGGGCTGTGCTGACTAAGTTGCGTCCGTCGACCAGCTCAGTAGCACGCGCCGCTGCCTGCACATACAGTGCATTGACCTCGGCATCAGTGGGGCCGGGCTTGCCGTAGTAGCCGCCGTCATAGGCTATTTCGGCCAGGTCGGCGGGGATTGCTGATGACATGATGCCGCTCATAGGGCTCTCCCTGGCACAAAATGCCCGTCTACAACGGCGTACTGGCACAGGCCGCCTTCGCGCTGGGCCTTGTCGTAGGCTCTGGGGTCGGCCAGGGCTCTGATGATAGATTTGTATGATTCTGGGTTCATGGGTGGCTCCTCCTAGCGCTAAATATCGCACATAGCGTTATACATGTCAACACAAAGCGCGATATTATTTGCGATATTTTTATTATCAAAATCCAATTCGTGTTGATTTGTATCTCAATATGCGTTATTTTATAAATCACACTGAGGATCAACTATGAACCACATCGAGCAATACCGAAAACAGGCCAACTTGACACAACAACAAGCGACAGAAAAGGCTGGTTGGCGCTACCAAAGTCGCTGGTCAGGCTATGAGCGCGGAGTGCGCACCCCTGATGTGCATGATGCTCAGATTATTGTGCAGGCGCTCAATGCCTGTGGGGTTGTCTGCACTGTCGAGGATGTTTTCCCGATAGGCCTTCAGATTCAACCAACTCAAGCCCAGGCAGCACGATTGTTATTCGAGGATTCTGAGTGATGAACTTTTATTCTTTTCACATCGGAGACTATGCGGCGCACACGCGGAATCTGATATGGAGGGCGGCTGCATGAACTTCTACCAGTTCCATATTGGGGACTACATCAAGCAGACGGTTCACCTGACGCCGATGGAGGATATTTGCTATCGGCGTTTGATCGATATGTATTACGAAACCGAGCAGCCAATCCCAGCAGAAACCGACCGGGTTTCCCGTAGGTTACGGCTGGATACCGAACTGGTTGATTCGGTGCTTAAAGAGTTTTTCACCTTGACTGAAAACGGGTGGGAAAACGCACGCTGCAACAAAGAAATTGACGCCTACCACGTCAAGGCTGACACAGCACGATCCAACGGAATGCTAGGCGGGAGGCCGAAGAAAACCCATCCGGTTTCTGATGGGAACCTACCGGAAAGCGGATCGAAAGCTAACCAAGAACCAAGAACCAAGAACCAAGAACCAATAACCAAGATCAAAACCCAGTGTGAGAGTTTGTACCGAGATTCCAGCCCCCCAGGCCCGGATAAAACCCGACAACCCACTCACAAAAAAATTCTTGATCCTCCGGATTCGCCAGGTTTGACCACGATCGAACCACCCCCGGACGGCCCGTGGGAACTCCCGGAGCCCGGAAAAATCCCTGGCCCCAGCCGGGGCATGGCCCAAAACATCGCGATAAAACTCAACTGGCAGCCTCCCGAGGAAATTCTCAGCGCGGTCTGTTTGGTCATGGGATTTGACCGGCAACGCATCACTCCGGAAATCGTCGGGGCGTTCACAAGTTATCACTGCGACGCCGAGAAATATCACAACCTGCGGCAGTGGGTTACCAAACTGGTCAACTGGGCAAAAACAGAAAAATCCGACACGCACCCACGGCATAGTCAGCCATTTTTTACTATCCGCACCCCGGTATTCGTTATCTCCGCGCCGCCTGGCATTGCCCACCGCTACGCTTTTGTTGTAACACGAACGGCATAGGCTGGTGCGTTTTTTTAATTCCAGATCACGCGGGGTGCCGCATTTGCTGCATGTTGTGCTGATCAATTTAGGCATGGTGCCCGGCCCCATAGCGCCTGGTTTGAGCTAGATATTCCAGCGGGTTCGCCTCCCGCCATTCGCGTTCCGAGTCGGCCTTGGCCATGTAGTGATCGGCGCAGTACGAGTCAAACCGGATAAACCGGGTGTCATTCTGCTCTTCCAGCGGGCGCTTTACATTGCCGTAGCTGTCGGCTTTAAACACATCAGACGCCGGGCCGCACTTGTATTTATTGCCGTGTTGGTATTGCGTCAAAACGATCTGTGCTGGCAGCTCGCAGCGCATACAACGCTCGGGTAATTTAATTAAGTCGAGCATGGGTGTTCTCCAACTTTCGCTGTAGCGATTTTTGATTCAGCGCGTGTTGTATTTTTTGATCGGCGGAAGCTGTGCGCCAGCGGGCTAGATTTTGCTCTACCCAAATTTTGCGCCTGCCGGCACGTTGCGGGATAGTTTCGCGCTGTTGGTCAAACGTGGGGAGGCCGTCGCAGCCGGGGTCGTCGTCGAAGGCGATTCCATAGCGAGCCTCGGCATCCGCTTCAGTGCCGATGATGTGTTTCAGCACGTGGGCGACAGTCGGGAAAAACCTCCCTTCGTCTGGGTCGTCGATATGGGCAGACAGTGCGTAGACAAACGCCTCTGTCGGTAACGTGCTAAATCGTGCATACCACAGTGTTACCAGATTATCGGTTATATCCCTGTTGTAATTGACCTGTATAATTTTCATCCCTTCCGCCAGTTCGGTCTTGTTCATTCGTTTTTTCTCCGCTGGTACCGTTGAGAAATGCTTGCAAAGTTTTGTTTGTTTTTTCGTCGATAATGTCGGATTTGGTTTTAAATTCCCTGTGTGGCTTGTCGGATTTTTCTGTTGCGGTTTCTGCATCAATTTCTGCTGCCAAAAAACCGTACTCCGGATCTATGTAACGGTTCCCACGTGCCATAATGTTCAAGCCTTCTTCCTCGGCCAGCAGGTCAATAATGTACGGCTCCATGCGAGTTCCGCGCCGGAACAGCTTTTCTTTTTCTGGCGTGACAGTCTCGCGCCCAACTGTTTTAT